TAAATTTGGTGTGGGGTATTTTGGCGGTGAACTGTTTTATATAATCCCAAGCAATAGCTTTTGATTGTTTGAAGGTGGGTGATATATAGGCATACCTAGGGTTCTTGTTCTTAGAAGTCAAAGCTGATCTAATCAAATGATTTAGAACTGCCACAGTTTTGCCAAATCTTCTATGACAAACTAATACATTCCATCTGTGTTTATCTATTTGTTTATGAATGTAGGCTTGATGCTTACGAGGTGTATAAGGTATTTTAATATCCATAACTTAGTGAACTGATTTGCTAGGCATATTCTCATTTAGAGGGTGATAATCAAAACCCAATCTGTTCATAGCAAACATTGTAAATAACTCAGCAGAAGAATGATCTGGCATATTAAAGAATTTAATAACTACATTGTTTGTTTTATCTTCAATGTAGCAAACGCAATCCATATCTTCTGATGAAAAATAGTTCATATACCATATCTAGTTTATTATTGTTTGTCTGGCAAGATGAAGATGAGGCTGTGTGTAAGGGAGTCCTCGAGTCCCATGTATATATATATACTATACGGCGGGTTGGTTTTGGGGTGTATGGCTTTTATAATTTACAAAATCTATAAAAACATCTGGCAAAATGTAATCACTAGCCATAACTTTATATTATCGTTACGACTTTTTGGCTCATGTATTGGGTATAATACCTTGATCCGCTTATATATACGAGTAAAGGCGTGGCGTGTGTGAGTGTTTAAAATGGAAGTATTGGACCAATAAAAAACCCCTAACTAAAATTAATTAATTAGGGGTTAGTGTTTATTATTATTATTTACTTACTAGGAAGCTGTAATAATGCTTGAGGTAAATAATAATCAATACCTGCTTCATTATATATTTTTTTTACTTCTGCTTGAGTTGTGGCTAATGCAAGACCGCTATTTATAGTCATAATAACTTGATCCCGCATATCATCTAATTTAGCTTTTAACTTATGATTATTCTCTATATGTCTATAGCTCTCATCATAACAAGCAGAATTTAAAGTTGAAATAAACTCATCTGAAGGCGGTTCATCTATGTTATGTCCTCGCCAATCTGAAAAGTCTTTTTTCCATGATCTAACTCTATTAACACGTTCTAAATGATCTTGAACTTCTTTAGCTTTTTTGACTAAATCATTTAATAGTCTTTTTTCAAGCTCATCTTTATTCTGAACATGTTTTTTATATTTTTTTTCTGCTTCAATTAAAGATGATATTTTTTTATCAACTTTAATTAATTTCAAAAATGAAGCTCTTTTTTTGTCGCTTAACTCTTGAGCGTCTTTTTGAATCTCGGTCTGGACCGATTGTTCTCTGAGATTGAACTTCTTATTACATACACTTAATAGATGTTCCTTCTCATCTTTTCTTATTGGTGTCATGTTTCCTTCTTTTGTTAGTTGTTTTTGTCATTATTGACATTTAAACTTTTATAACTATATAGCCAATATGTCTATATATATAGATACACCTGCGACATTATTGACCATGTATAATATAGCCATAATGTCTATATATATTATAACAACTAATGAAAGGTAAAAATGAAAAAAGACAATATCAATTTATATCAAGTACCAATTATAAAAATATATAGGACCAAACAATATTGGTCTGATTGGTTGAAGTATAGACTACCAATACCCAAAAAGATCACGCCATATTTATTAAGAAATCTTTTAGGGGGTTATAAATAATGAGTAAAAAAGAATTTATAACTAATAAAGATCAATGCACGGACAATATATATTATATGCAGGATGATGACAAAAAAATTATTTCTATTGATACTTATTCAATGGAATTAGAAGCCAAAAACAAATTAAAAAAATTATATCCTAATTATAAAATTGAAAGTGTTTATATCACATGATTAATAAATTTTTAAAAGATTTAAAATTTTATGAATTGTACTACCGCCATGAATATCAATGCTTTTTAATTGGTTTTTTATTAGGCATTATATTGTTTTAATATGGTCCAATGGTCTCAAAAATATTATAAAAATTTAAATAAGAAACAGCATTTAATTAATAATATATGGTTCAATAACATATTAAAACTTCTTAAAAAAGAAGGTTTTTTGTATGTTCCAAATATAAACAAATCATTTAATAAACAAGGACAAGAGATAAAATAATTTTTTTTTGAGATAAGCAACCAAAAATTAGAGATAATCAACCAAAACTTATTCGAGATAAGCAACCACAACTTTGATATAGGCAACCTAAAGTTTGATATAAGCAACTAAAACTTTGAGACAATCAACCTAAAAATACTATTGACATATTAACCTTTATGGTTATATTATAATTATGAACTTGAGAATACAAAACTCATTATTAAAATAAGTTAGGAGGATAAATGAGAACACCTGAACAATCAGAAAAAGATGTATCAATAGGAGATGCAGATAAAGATGGTTATCATACCTATTGGCACAAAGATTTTCCACAAGTACAAATCAAGATAAAAGAACCACCTAATTTTGGTATAGTTTTTTATCTGTTAAAAAAACTTACAGAAATTAGAGCAGACCTTGATCCTAAACATCCATTTAATATAAACAAAGGAGAAGTGGAGTTTGAACAAAATGACTAAAGTAAAAACACATTGGTACTATAATGAGCTTAATAAATTTTATAATGATAATA